TAACTGAATCTGTAAGCGTAGTGATGTCACCATCGGTTAGACGTACTGGAGCGCCTGCAGACTCGAAGGACTGAATTGCGCGGCTGTTAGCCATGTATACCTTGTTAGCGGTCATGGCAGGGTCTACGATTACTGGCATTCCTAGAAGGTTGCCTGATAGCCCTGGAAGGTTAGCAGTTCCAACGTTGTTGAACCCCTGACCGTCTGTTAGTACTACTGGCCTGCCGTCAGAACCTACGATAGTCATTAGGAACTTGTAGCCCTCAGTTGAGGTAACAATAGCTTCAGGTCGAAGACCAGTTCCCTCGAAGATTTTAGAAGCGCCATCAGTGATTCCACCAATTAGTGCCGCTAGAGTTCCGGCCGAGATGTCGAACACTTTTCCGGTCATGTCAATAGCTTCGACGTGAGTAACAAAAGCCGCGTTAGACGCATTTGCGTAAGCAATAGTTAGAGCCTGGAATACGGTGTTTAGGTAATCAACAGTTGATCGCTCGATTGTCTGCTTAGAAAAGCTTGTGTAGCCTCCGTAAGTCTTTACTGCTGCCGAGGTGTTAGCAATTGTCAAGTTACCAAAAGCTAGTTCGTCATTCTCTGGGTCTTGCTCTGCAACTGAAATTGTGTTAGCAGTTACGGAAGCATACTCTACGCTAAGGCCAGAGTCGGGAAGTGCTGCTCTAGAAAAAGCAGAAAGTGCCGGGCGATTGTCATCGATTAGGTTGTTGATCTGACCAACGAAAGCGGCAGTTGTGACGGTGTTTGCGCTAGTAGAAGCTGCGCGAGCAAGCTCGATAGCTCCGGCGTCACCGATTAGAAGTTTCTTAGCAAACTCTCCTTGTGAGCGGATTTCTGAGCCTGCTACCTTAGGTGTTGCTGCTGTAAGTCCTGCTTCGACTACCCGGCGCAATTCAGCCATTTCGTCTTGCACAGAACGAACGTCTAGTTCAATGTTTTCTGACATAGATTTTCTTTCTTCTGTTTGGGTTTCGATAGCCTCAGAATCTTTCTGATCTTCTCTAACCTCGGTTATGTTTGCACCAGCGAAAGCCGGAAACGGAACGACAGAAACCTCTTTGAGGTCTACTAGTGTCCGAGTAATCAGTGAGCCATCTCTATCTTGTTCGATAGGCATGAAGCCAACTGAAAATTTATTTAGTACGCCATCACGCATTAGAGTAAGGATTTCTTCGCCTCGTAATGTTGAACTTACTTTTGCAGTGATCTCATAGCCTGCTTCTGTTTCTCTGCCTGAGATAACTTTTCCAATAGGCTCATCGTGTCCGTAAAATAGTTTGACGTCTTCCACCGAGTCGATAGCGCCAGGAGCGAAACGCTCAGTTATGCCGCCGCCGATTTCAGCTTCTTGATTGTAAGGAACAGCTAGCCCGGTAATAGTTCGTTCCTGAGCTTCGTCTAGATTTAGCTCTGCTTCTCTGATTTCAATTTCAGGCATTTAGTCCTTCTCTTTCTCTGACTTCTTCTGCTGTAAGAATCCCAGCAGCGATAGCGGTTGAATAGTAGTTGTAACGTGTGGCAACGTCTGCGCGGAATAGGTGCTGATAGTCAAACTCGACCCTAGTGCCGCGAGGCAAGCAGTTACTTAGCGCGTCTGTTATTGCATCGGTGTAGCCCATTAGTGTGTGGCGAAAAAAGATAGCGTTTTCATCTTGCAGGTTTGAATAAGTGTCTGAGCCGCCCGGCACTGTAGACAAAAGCAGCCTGGAAGGAATGCCGAATAGTCGAGCTATGTTTACTGTCGATTGCTCCACTGTGTCAGTGAATAGCGCCTCACGCGGAGATAAAGAAATTGCCTGATAATCAAACCCGTTGCCAAGAACTGCAATTTGTCTGTTCTGCTGCTTGTTGTGCCAATTATCGGTAATCGTGTCTGCCTGATCTTTGTTTACCTGCTGCCCGGTCTTCAGGATACCTGTCGGCACTCCTGCTTGATTGAACCAGTTCTTTGCATAGTCGCGTAGGTCTAGCGCCGCCGAGATGTCTTTCCGACATGAATAGATAGGGCTAACGCCTCGGAGATTGCCGGACTTGCTAAAAAGCTTTAGCTGCTCCATCTCGTTTGCACTGTAGCTAACGCCCTCGTAGCTGTAGTAAACACCCTGGGCTAAATCCTGATCGTTTACATAAGCGACAGATACCGCAGAAGCCGGGAGAAGTGTCAAGCTATTGACTTGCCCGTTACTCGAAAAGCTTTTGTGCCAGAAGGCGTTACCCTCTAAGGCTAGTGATGTCACTGTCTGAAATAGAAAGTCGCGCCTGTTGCTATTTATGTCTGGCTTATTGACTAGCACCGGGCTTTCAATTCTGAAATCCATTCCAGTTGCGTAGCGATAAGTCTCGATTGGCATTTTAGAGATTGGCGTAGCTATGATCTGCACTGAGCGATAGACTGCCGTAAGGCTTAGGGCTGTATCTGCTGTAACCGTAGCATCTGAGCGCGTTGGGATAGTGGGCTGCTTAGCGCGCTTCTGCATAGGCGCGTTTGTGATTCTTTGCCATAGTGTAGCCATGCACCTATCCTAATTACATTAGTGTAATTTAGAATACACCGATTTGCGCGTGTTGGGCGCGCGAACTTACATACAAAGCGAAAATAGTCGCGAGCAAAGCATCTATCTCACCTAGTGATTCTTTCCTCGAAATTAGCCAATTCTCTCCGGTGTACTTAGTCACTCCGTTAGGCGATTGCATAATTAGCAACGGGTCGTTGTTGTGTGTGACCATCTCAGTTGAAAATAGTGCATACACTGCCGAACAAGCTGCCGTTACTTCTTTAGTCCAAAGCTGCCAAGTTGGAATGCCTACGGACTTTAGCCGCTTGCCTATGTTGGTTAGCTGTCTATCGTCTAGCGCAATTGCCCTGGGCGCGTGTTCTGCGAATAGCTCCGTAAGGCGCGTAAAGATTTGGTCTTCAGTTGGGTTGACAAAAGTCTGAACTAGCTCCGTCTGCTGCTTGCCGTCTTTAGAGTTTGCTACCGCTATCGTGGCGTGTTCCCAGTTGCGACTAACATCTACTGCAAACACTGCGCCCTTCATTACCTCGACACCCTGACCGCCTGCTTTTCTAAACACTGCACTAGGCAACCAACTAGCAGCAGAACCGCTAATGAATTGGTTTAGCCTGTAGCGCCTAGCTTCATGTTCTGGCAAAGTCTGCAAGTCGCTAATCACCTGGGCTAGTGGAATGCGCCCGGCTGCTACTGAGGGGTTAGCTGCGAAGATTGCCTCTGGATCTGTCACTGGGGCATTCTCTTTAGCTTCCCAAAGAAAGAAACCGAAACGCTCTAGCTCGGGGTCACCTGAAGCTGCTTTCCTGCCGGACTTGTACAAGTCGATTAGGGTTTCTGAGTTCTGATCGCCTGCCGTAGTTATGCCTAGCACTAAACCATCTCTGCGCTGAGACGTGCCGAACACTGCCGCGCTCCACATTCCGACTTTAGCCAGGTGTAGTTCGTCGAATAGACAAAGCGATATTGGGATACCCTGAAGGGCTGATTCTTTAGCGGCTTTTACGTCATACCTGCCGCTGCCGTCTGCTGTGACGATGCCGCGCATCTCAGTAGCTTTCTTGAACCGCTTAGACAGAAACTTATTGTTCTGGATTACAAACAGAACCCGAGAATAAATAATGCGCGCCTGATCTGAGGAACTGGCAAGCGATAGCACTTGAGCGCCAGAAGGCTGATGCACGAGTAACCCGTAAAGCCCCAAGATAGCTGCGAGTAAACTCTTGCCGTTTTGCCTTCCCAAACTTACTACCGCTTGCCTGTATCTAAGTCTGCCTGCAAGATCGGGATCTGGGTGTGTGTCTGGGTATCTTTCTAGAAGGTGTCGAAGTAGCCACTTCTGCCATTCGTCTAGCTCTAGCCCGTCTGGACTCTCTGGCGCTTTCCAAGCTATCGTTGCTAGCTCTATAAGCAAGTCACCATCTGTAATGAAGTTCTCAGATAGCGGCTTAGTGTAGCTAGCTGGAAGCTGAAGCATTACCTAGTTAGCAGCTTCTCTAGTGGGTCTAATTCGTGCCTGTTGGCGTTGATCTGTGATTGCAGTTCCAAGATTGTTTTGCGTAGCTCCGCTGCTGTGGAGGTGTGTCCGGTTTCGTCGAAGGAAGCCGCTAGACGTAATGCCATTTCGGAGATTACTTTTTGTTCGATGGTCAATGTAAGGCTATCTAACCACTTGCTAAGTGTTTCGTGAATCATGCGCTGTACCTCCTCGGATAATCTAGCTATTCTGTCTTAACTTGTGGAGAAGCGTGGGATTGGCGCGCGGCTCTCGAAAAAAGCCCCTGCCCTGTAGCCCCTCTGTGAGGCTTCTGTAGACCCCCCTTTTGACCCCCTATTTGGGGGACATAATAGGAAGTATTGTGCAGATAAACTACCACCTGCTGTTCTTCCAAGCTGCCCTAACTGCTGTCTTGTCGGACTTACGCCCGTTGCATACCCGGCATAGGGATTGAAGGTTTGCGATGTCATGGTTGGGGTCACCTGTCACCGAGGGTGGGCGTATGTGATCTATAGTCCAGTCCCCCCCCGTTAGTTCTGCACCGCAGATAACACACTCAGGGTCTAGGACTGTCTTCGCATAGGCGCGCGCTTTGTTCCACTCTTTCGAGTTGTGCCAATCCGCCATGTTCTTTCCTTAGTCCAGCATCTCTTACATGGTACTACTTCATTCCCTCGAGTTGTGTGAGGGGTATCGCAGATAGGGCATTTCATGAGTCTCTAAACCCTTGATAAACGACTACGGTCAAGTAGCTGAATGTAGCTCCCAGCAGAATCATAGTTAGCCAGGGAACATAGGTTGTTATAAGTGTTGCCAGTAGGTTTACCCCTACTAGGAAGAATGCGAGTATGACCATTCCTGCAGCTGTTTTCATAAGCGTTTGCGCTTTCTGTGTGAGCGTTGTTTTATACATAGGTTAGTTGTCTTTCTTATAGTTCGCTGAATGTAATTAGTGCGCCTTGATCTGCCTCACAACCTGCCCACACCTTATTAGCTAAGATTTGGCAGATTTGAGAATCGTCCGAGAGTAGCCCGGCGTTGTCTGCTGAATCGCCTACCGCCCTTATGAGCTTATCGAGATCTGGCTTTTGGGATGGATAGTCTTTTGTGTTGGTCTTAGCTCTGGGCATAAAGAAAATCACCTCTAAACATACTGCGCCAGTAAGCGGCTGACATGAGCTATTAGCTGCCTCGAGTACTTCAGTTAATGTCTTGCGCCATGCCGGAAGCTTTTTATTGCTCTCAACTATGACCGCTCGCTTGCCAATTACAAACGCATTCTTTGAACCCTGGGGTTGAGGTATGCCCGGTACAAAGACCTGAATCATCTTAGAGTCTGTCTATCAGCACGATAACAAAGAAGAAGAAGCAAACGCTTAGAGTGCCTACTCCTACGCCTGCCAAGAATACAAGTCCTGTTAGGGGTTGCCTGTTTTTTCTAGTCATGATCTCTGACCTTTTTTCTTTAGTCATCAAGTGCCTCATTTATCAGCGTTATAAGCTCCGCTTCGCTAATTTTGTGAGTTCTGTTTGATGCTGCGTCAAATAGTCGAAAGTAGTCGTAAACAGCTTTGTAAATTGCTTCTGCTTGCGTTTTTTCAGTCTGCATCTTGACCGTCTAAGATTGCGTCTTCTATTTCCTTTGCAAGGAACGGATACTTAAGTGTCTCTAAAATGTCGCGAGTGTCTGCTAGGTCTTTGATTACCTTTATGATGCGCTTGCGCTCTAGCTCCACCCCGGCTTCATAGCCTTTTGTGAAATAGAGTTTGTTTTCCAGTTCGCTCATGTCCGAAATCATCAGAACGGCGCATTCTCGAAGCCTGAAACTTGCGCCATAGTAGCGCCCTGCTGTGTCTTGCTTCTTGCCTGAACTAGCTGTGCAGTTTGCAAGTGATGTTCAACTACGGTCTTTTCGACGTCTGAGTCTTTAGGCGTGTATTTTCCTATCTTCGTCGATAGCTCTCCGGTTAGCTCAATCCAGTCACCTTCTTGAAGATGCTCTGCTTGCGAGAAGTCAAACCAACATGTCCAAAGTCTTGAGAAGGGCTTTGTATAGCCTGGAACATCGTAGTTCTCCCAAACTGAAATCCTTCTGCCTTCCCAGCCAATTAGGTTTACGTCTCCTGTGATTGTGATCTGTGGCATTTCATTCTCTTTTCTGTGATGAGTAATTTCTTGCTATATATAAACATAATGCCTATGTATAGTTATTAAGTTAAATGTCTATATATAGAACCTTTAATAATGCTTATATATATATCTATATATAGAAGATGTATCTTATTTTAATTTTTCTAATCTGTCGATGCAGATTTCTATCGTTTCAGCCAGATCTGTATCGGTCAAAAGTATCTTTTTCCTGAAATCCCAAAGTTCAAAAGTAAGTTGCTTTCTCATGTCTTCGCGACCATGACCGTAGCCCTTTTTGTATCCCGTTAGCCAAGTCCGTTCTGTGAACTCTTTCCAGTCTGTTTCCTGCTGCATGATTCCCCTGTCTGTCAGATAGAATTACTACCGGGGGCATAGCTATCTGTGGGCTATGTCCCCTTCGCTTTCACTTTGTATCTACTGCCTTAGCCATCTCTGTAATCTGCTCTAGGAATCGCTTAGGCATTCCATGAAGCTTGGCATCGCTGTAAAGCTCTCTAAGCCCTTCAACGTCACTACTTAGGGCTAGGACACTTGCGCGACCCTCAAACCCCTTCAGAGACACTGCTAGGGCTTCCTGTGATGCTGCCTGCATTTCCTCCGCGCTAGGTCTAACGCTGTGACCGTCTTTTTTGCTAGAGAACCCGAGCGTTGATAAAGCCCTGCCGATTGCGCTAGTGCTGCAATTCTCGATAAAGCTAGTTTTGTTTATTGGGCTTGAGTTTCTAGTCTCCTGGGCAAAGTCAATAGCTGCTGCCCTCATGTCTTCCCGGTCAGTGTAGACACTTGCCATTATGACGATTTCGGTTTCGTTGATTAGCTTTATCTCGGTGTGTATCCTGCCGTTTGGGTGCTTCTCCCAGAACTTTGCTATGCGGTCTGCTACTGGCTCGTAGTTGTCCATGAATCCCATGTTTACCCTCCTGTGATTTTAAGATAAGGCGCGCCGCCAGATCTGCTTTGTAACATTACAACGTTCTCGCCGTCTACATAACCGTACTTAGCGCCCTTCATGCTGCTTTGAATGACCGACTTTCTAAGTGTTGCCTGCTGCTTCCAGAACTTTTCTTGCTCTAGTGCCGATTGCAGAAGTCGGTATTCCTCGGGGTCTATTTCTATCTCTGTGTCTTCTATGTCCGGATGCAGAATCCTAATTGCGCTGTAAGTAGAATCGCTGCCTTCTATGTCTGGCTGCTCTCCTGTCCTCACAAGCTCTAGGAAGCTCTCTGCCGCCTTCATAAGTGCCTCAGCCTCTATCGGGTCATACTCCACCGTAAACTCTCTGTATTCGCCTCCTGCGACCGCGCAAAGTACACCGGGGCTATGCAAGCCTGTTACGATCATGTACCAAAGAACTTGAAGCCTGTAATGCTCCGGCAAGATAGGCATAGCGTTTCTAGAGAATTTGATCTCAAGAATGTATAACCTGCCATTTTCATCTTCTATAACGCCATCGGGGTTAGCGTGAAATGATGCGTTCTTCTGTGATTCGTAAGTGTAATCTCCGGTATGAACTATGAGATGTGGGTGCATGTCACCAAATAGCCGGACTATTGCAGGCTCGAAGTAGTTGCCTAGCTTCATAGCCATTGTGCCTTCTGTGGGCAATAGCAAGCCTGACTTCTGCGCCCATAAGTACACCGCGCTAGTCCAGGGAGACTTATTCATTATCGGTGCTATGTCGCTGCCGCCGATTGCGTGAGATCTCTGAGCATGCCACTCAGTAGATCCTGCCGGGTGTGTGCCGATTAGAGTGCCGCCTAGTTTGGCGATTGTCTTGTTTACTGTGATCATGTTTTGGAGCATAGCAAAGCAGCGCGACATAATTGCAGTTATTGTTTAGGCATGAA